AAGACACATGGCGACATGGAATAAGCAAATTGAAAACAGGAATTTCCTGTCACCTATTGGGTTTAGGTTTACCCTCGCTAAGTATCCTAAGGTTGCATACTTCGCTCAGTCTGCCAATATCCCACAGATTACACTGGGTATCCAGCAACAACCTACACCATTCAGAGCACTGCCTCTGGAAGGTTTCATGACATATGAGCCACTCACTCTACAATTCCTAGTAGATGAGGACATGACTAACTATATGATCATGCATAACTGGATCCGCGCACTCGGCACACCTGATGACACTGTAGAGAGACGTGACTTCAGAAGTCGTATGGTTGCACTGTTTGGCAACGATGATCTATATGCTGACGGCACACTTACTGTGCTCAATAGTAACTTCAAAATGAATTTCAACGTCCAGTTTGAGGACCTGATTCCTACTGGGTTGAATGCACTAGAATTTAATGCTACAATCGATGGTACTGAGTATGCCATGGCACAGGTAACATTCAATTACCTACGCTATGAGATACAGGATACCGTCAATTACTCGCGTGATAAGCGACTTACTTAATGAATCTAGAAAAAATTGAGGAGATGTGGAAGAAGGACGCTGAAGCATTCTTCGACCACCGAGAGTTGCCTGAGCTGCTCGCTAACGACAGTATGGAAACTCCTCGACTCCATGCAAAATACCTGCAGTTTTATAATCAATTCAAACTGATGCTATCAGAAGCAGAGGTGAAGCGCAAGGTGATGCTTCGCGAGAAGTTTGAATACTATTCTGGCAAGGCACCTGCTGCTGTATACAAAGAGAAACCCTTTGCACTCAAGGTGCTCAAGGGAGATCTTCCTATGTACATTGATAGCGACCCTGAATTGACCAGAGCACAGCAGAAAATCGACTACCTTGAAACTTGTATAAATTCTATTGATAGGATTCTAAAACAGATCGACAGTCGTGGATTTGCCATCAAGAATACTATCGAGATTGTGAAGTATTATGGTATCAGATGATAACTATCGAAAAGAAAAACGAGGTTTTTCTGAAGGTTGAAGGTGAGCAACACATCCATAAAGAATTAAGCGAGCACTTCCAGTTTGAAGTGCCTGGCGCTAAATTCATGCCGCAATTTAGAAAGAGAGTATGGGACGGTAAGATCAGATTGTATTCTCCTGGGACGGGAGAGATCTATGTCGGACTATATGATTACCTAACACAGTATCTTGACCAGAAAGGATACGAATACACTATCAAAGATAGTAAATACTTTGGTCTGCCAAACGAGGAAGAAGATTATGTCTCACCTGAAAGCGTTGCGTCTTTTGTTAGATCTCTGGGACTGCCATTTAAGATTCGAGACTACCAACTCAAAGCACTTTTCACGGCAATTAAGCAGCGTCGCAAGTTACTACTATCCCCGACGGGATCGGGAAAATCCCTAATCATCTATGGTCTAGTCCGCTGGCATCTCAAGGCGGAAAGAGAGATCCTAATCATTGTGCCTACAGTCTCCCTAGTGTCTCAGTTGACGCAAGACTTCAAAGACTATGGTTGGAAGGCAGATGCTTATGTCCATCAGATCATGGGTGGGCAAGAGAGATATGTAGAAGCGCCTGTTGTTATCTCTACATGGCAGAGCATCTACAAAGAGCCCAAGAAATTCTTTGAAAGGTTTGATGTAATCATCGGTGACGAGGCACACCTCTACAAGGCAAAGTCACTGACAGGTATTCTTAATAAGTGCCACGACGCAAAGTATAGAGTCGGGCTGACAGGCACGTTGGATGGTATGTACAGTCATCAACTTGTGCTGGAAGGTTTATTTGGGCGTTGCGACAAGGTGACGACCACTGTTGACCTGATGAAGAAGGGTCAACTGACACCTCTGAAGGTGCGTGTGCTTTTGATGCAGCATGGTCATGTGCCATTCGATACTTATCAACAAGAGATGGAGTATATAGTATCACATCCTACAAGAAATAACTTCATTTGTAACTTAGCAGAAGATCTAGACGGTAATACACTCATCCTATTCAACTACATCGAGAAGCATGGTGATCCCTTATGGGAGATGCTAAATAATAAGGTGAGTAAAGATCGAAAGATCTTTTTCATTCATGGTGGTGTCGATGCTGTTGAAAGAGAAGAGGCTCGCAAGATTTGTGAGCAAGAGAAGAATGCAATTATCCTTGCATCCTACGGCACTTTCTCTACAGGCATCAACATTCGCAACCTACATAATGTAATCTTTGCAAGTCCATCTAAATCAAGAGTAAGAAACCTCCAGTCCATTGGACGTGTCTTGCGTAAAGGAGACAATAAAGCCCAAGCAGTGTTGTATGACATTGCCGATGATTGCTCCCGAGGTAGCAGACACAACTACACTCTCCGTCACCTCATAGAACGATTGAAGATCTATGATGAAGAGAAATTTGATTATGAAGTAACTAAGGTAAACCTACGAAAATGATTAACTACATCCGTCACGACAACGAATTCTACGGCATCGTCAAGTTGGTGTCTGGTGAAGAAGTTATGGGATCGATGATCGCCACGAATGAAGACAACTGCACAATGGTATATGTGTCTGACCCTTTAACCCCTACCCTAACTCCTATCGAGAAAGATGGTGAGATGGGTATTGCTGCGGGATTTACTAAATGGATGATGTGGTCAGATGAAGAGTTTTATATAATCCAAGAACCTGACATCGTAACGATTGCTCCAATGTCTACAGAAGCAATCATGATGTATAAGATGTGGTGGAGAAAAGAGAGTGGTAAGAATGGTGAGGACCCTGATCCTGGGGTGCCCATGAATGAAAACATGGGTCTCGTCGGTAAAGTCTCAGAGATGAGAAAAAAACTAGAGGATCAGTGGAAGAAGAAAGACTCTAAGTAGTTCCTTTCCAACCCTTACATGGTTGAGTATAATTATTATTCTTAACTGTGTCAAGCTTGACCATTCAAGCATTATCTTTTATAATGATTAAGTGAGAAAAAATTAAATATGACTGTAATGCCTCCTAAGAAAAAACAACATTACGTTGATAACAAAAAGTTTCTTAGCGAGATCGTTAAGTATCGAGAAGCAGTTGAGACTGCCAAGCTACAAGATAGACCTAAACCTAGGATCACTCACTACCTAGGGGATTGCTTCTTGAAGATTGCCACCCACCTGTCATATAGACCTAACTTTATTAACTACATGTATAAGGAGGACATGATCTCCGATGGTGTAGAGAATTGTGTCCAATACATCGACAACTTCGATCCTGCCAAGAGCAAGAATCCATTTGCATATTTCACGCAAATCGTTTACTATGCATTTCTGCGACGAATCGCCAAAGAAAAGCGTCAGATGGACATCCGTGACAAACTCATCGAGAAGAATGGTTACGATCAGGTCTTCCACTCAGATGAGAATGACAACCACGCGGACATGAATTCCATCAAGAGTCGTATCGAAACCAACATGCGTAACTAATGACAGATTTGAAAACCACCCTAGGTGGCACCGTAGAAAAAATCATCCCTCCTGATGTAGAGTGGATCGATGATGCGTTTTACATCAAAGAGACACGCTTTGGTCTCTATACAAGTATACTAAAACAACCCTTGGGTGCCCACTTCCTTACTGGAGCAACTAGAGAAGGCGTGCTTAAAATGTCACGCTGGCATCTTATGTGTCTCCAAGACGGCACCCTTGATCAATACACACGTACAGTAAACAGCGGCGTAGTCGGAGGTAAACTCTAATGGCATCAGACGGCATCAAAGAATTGCATGACGGTTGGGAGCGTAAAGATCCCTGTAGTGATGAAAATGACCGTGGTTATTGGCGGAAACGCCTTCGTGATCTAGAGAATGGTAAAAGGAATGAAGATTCTTCTGATAACTGATCAACACTTTGGCGTTAGAAATGACAATAATTTCTACACCAAGTTGTATCAAAAATTTTATAATGATATAGTCATCCCTTACATCGATAGAGAAGGTATTACTCAGGTCATTGCGCTTGGTGATACCTTCGATCGTCGTAAGTATGTGAATTTTAATTCACTTGATGCAGCACGAGAGATGTGGTTTGATCCACTTGCTGAGCGTGGCATTCGTATGTCCATGCTGGTGGGTAATCATGACATCTATTACAAGAATACTCTCAAGGTGAATGCACCTGAGTTGCTGCTGGGTGACTACAACAACATTGAAGTTATCACAGAGCCTACCTCTAAGAAGTTTGGCAGCAGGAGTTTCCTTCTTCTGCCATGGATCTGCCCTGAAAATCAGGAGCAGGTGATGAAAAAGATCAAAGCATCTAAGGCATCTGTGTGTCTGGGACACCTTGAGTTGAATGGATTTGAGGTTATCCCTGGACTGAAGATGGAGCATGGTATTGACCGCTCTCCCTTTGAAAAGTTTGATCTGACATGCTCTGGTCACTTCCATATGAAGAGTCGCCAGGGTCCTATTCAGTATCTTGGTAATCCTTATCAGTTATTCTGGAATGATTATGGATTTGATCGTGGATTCCACGTCCTAAATACTGATGATTTGTCCATGGAATTCGTGGCAAATCCCTATAATACCTTCAATAAAGTCTTCTACAAGGATGACATTGATGTCTCTACCTTCCCACAGTTAGAAGGCACCTATGTTAAACTAATTGTAGGTGACAAGAAGGATCAGGTAAAATTTGATCGGTGTGTAAGGAAACTTCAGCAAGTTGATCTCGCAGACCTGAAGATTGTCGAAGACTTGACTCAGGAATTGGGTGAAATTGATGAAGAGATTGAGGTCGAAGACACTCTTTCTATCCTAGAATCGTGCGTCTCTGAGTATTCCAATCGCGAAGAGATTTTTGGTATCTTAAAGTCACTGTATGTCGAAGCGTTGGAGGTGTAATGTTTGTACTAACTGATGATAAATCAGGAGGTGTGTATGCCGTCAGAGACGACGACAAGATGGAGAGAGTCGTCCAGATGTTTGTTGACAAAGACGACGCTGAGAGGTATTATATTATGCTTAAGGCAGATGAATACCCTCGTGATCTGACAGTCACAGAGGTAGATGAAGAGACTGTCAAAGAGAATTGTCGTCAGTATGGATATCGCTTCTCCGTAATCGATGCTGATAATTTTGTTATCCCGCCACCGCAAGATAAATGATCATTTTTGAAACGATTCGTTGGAAAAACTTCCTGAGCACAGGCAATACTTTTACAGAGTTGACTCTCAACGAATCCAAATCACATCTTG